GTGGGCAAGTAACATTGAAGCCGTGGTAGAATTCTTATTAACAGTCTATTTGGGGAGTCAGATAATAGATCAAACACAGCGGTTCGCAGACATAGATAGGTGTATCTATTTTGCTGAACGGTTATCACAGCAGCCATCGGTGCCTATAACTGACGGAAGGAGGGCAAAAATAGTAGCTATTTGTAAACCTATACCGAAGAGATAAAGATGCCGATTGCAGAAATTTTAACCGGAATCGCTTTGGTTCAGCAGTCTGTTGCTTTCATAAAAAGCAATATTAACACTGTTCAGGATATAGGTCAGATAGCCACTCAGATTGATGATTTGTTTCGTGGTGAAAAAGAAGCACAGCAAGCTAGAAACAAAAAGGCTGGCGGCGGATTGGGTGATCAGTTTGGTGTAGACACTGTCGCAAAGGAAATTATAGACGCTAAGATTGCGGCGGAAAAGCTACAAGAAGTAGCTACTTTGGTGGATATGAGATTTGGCCCCGGAACGTGGAAGGGCATTGTCGCCGAAAGAGCTAAACGCATACAGGAAGCTAAAGAGGCAGCGGCGGCTGAACGTAGGAGAAAGCTACAAGAAGTTAAAGAATTTGAAGAGATGATGAAGCAGATAGTTCTTGTAGCTGGAGTTGTGATTATGGCTCTTGGTTTATTCATTTATTTATTTGCAGTTGTTTTTTAGGTATGGACCAGATATGGCAGTACGAAAGACTAAAAAGGGAGCGGCCCTCAAGCGGTGGTTCAAGGAAGAGTGGAAGGATGTTCGCACGGGGAAGGCGTGTGGGCGTAGCGAAGGAGAAAAACGGGGTACTCCATATTGCCGCCCCTCCAAGCGCGTATCTTCTAAGACCCCTAAAACATCCAAAGAAATGACAGCCGCTGAAAAACGTAGTAGAATATCGCAGAAGAAACGCCTTGGTCAGCCGGCAGGAAAACCAAGACGAGTCAAAGCTTTAAATAAGAAAGGCTAAATAAATGGCAACCTCGGGTTCAAGAGACTTTGATTTAGATGTAGCGGACATTATCGAAGAGGCATATGAGCGTTGCGGACTAGAGGTTCGCACAGGCTATGACTCTAAAACAGCGCGTCGTTCTTTAAATCTGATGTTTGCTGACTGGGCAAACCGAGGGTTAAATCTTTGGACAGTAAAGCAAGGCACACAAGCTTTAACGCAGGGTACAGCTACATATACCTTTACTGCGGATTATGCTGATTTACTAGAGGTAGTAGTTCGTAGAAATGGCATAGATTATGAGCTAGATAGAATGTCTCGTGGTGACTATCTTACCCTGCCCAATAAAGCCACGGAAGGCAGACCAAGTCAGTATTATTTTAACCGTCAAATTAGTCCTGAGATTACTTTATGGGCAACTCCGGACAACTCTACTGACACTCTTGTGTATTACTATGTGCAGCGCATGGATGACGCTGACACAATGATAAACACAACTGATGCTCCCTTTCGTTTTCTCCCGTGCATTGTGGCAGGTTTAGCCTACTACATCGCTATGAAAAGGGCGCCGGATAGGGTTCAATTGTTAAAAGCTGTGTATGAAGAAGAATTCAAACGGGCGGCAGATGAGGATTCAGACAGAGTTCCATTAAAACTACAGCCCAGTATTTCTTACCTTAGAGTTGTTTAATGGCTAGATACGCTTCCGGAAAGAAGGCATGGGGGTACTCGGATCGTTCCGGGTTCCGATATCGATTGTCCGAAATGATGACTGAGTGGACTGGTGCAAAGGTGGGACCTGATGAGTATGAAGCAAAGCATCCTCAGCTTGAACCAATAAAGCCCGGCCCAGATCCTCAAGCTTTGTATAAGCCGCGCCCAGATCAGCGTACAGAAGTACCTGTCGAAAACTTATTATCTATAAATCCTTTTTCCACAGGAGCACAGGGCTCTTCTGTTATAACAGTTATAGAAATGGATCATGGCAGAACCACGGGAGATGTTGTAAGGTTTCGAGATACTGTCGGCTTTGACGGGATAACTCAAGCTATGCTGGAGCTTTCCACAGGGTATACAATAACTGTAATAGATGTTAATACATATACAATAACTGTAGCTGGCACAGCTACCACAGGAAATCAACGTGGCGGCGGTAGTGTGTCTACAGCAGGGCCAGTAACGTTGGGGGTATAAATGGCCTTTACATACACAACACTGACGCAAGCGATACAAGACTATACTCAAAACGATGAAGCAACTTTCGTGGCGAATATAGATAATTTTATTCAAGCAGCAGAAGAACGTATTTTAAAACAAATCGACTTAGAGTATTTTCGCTCTAACGCCTCTGGCGTAATGACCGCGAACAATAAGTATCTACAAATACCCTCAGACTACTTGTCCTCGTTTTCCTTGTCGTTTACAAACGCGTCAGGAGAACAGGTTTTTCTTTTGCAGAAAGACGTGAACTTTGTTCAAGACTTTAACCCTGATCCAACGGTCACGGGTGAGCCTAGATTCTACGCTGAATTTGATATTGGAAACTTTATTTTAGGGCCCACTCCTAATTCTAACTATGCTGTAGAATTGCATTACTTCTATCGCCCACAGTCAATAACAGCAGCAGCAACTGGAACGACTTGGCTTGGTGATAACGCGCCTAACACCCTTCTGTACGGCTCTTTGCTGGAGGCATATACATTTATGAAGGGAGAGCCTGATATGCTTCAATTGTATAACACTCGTCTTCAAGAGTCTTTGCAGGGGCTTGCAAAATATGCGATCACTATGGAAAATAACGATGCGTACAGACAGGGGCTTGTTATAAGACCACCACAGCCGTAAGTAAAAGGAGAAGGGGCAATATGAAAAAAGTGTGTATGGATGTGTATCTTTCATCCAAAAAAACGATGTCACAAGATATCGATGAAGTGCCGTGGGTAGAAGAGTTTTTACCTACTGAAATGAAAAAGGAAAGACCAGATTGGTTTAGTAAGGTAAAGGGCGATCATACAATAAAGCAGTGTCCGTCTTTTATTAATATACTTAACCACGGTTTTGTGGTGAAAAATCCCGCCGACGTAGTTGTTACGAATGTTAATGGGAAAGCCTCGATTAATAGCTATATGAACGTTGAGTTGGGAAAACACATACTGCCTCACGGAGAGAAGCAGTTTGGGAGTGCGTACCCTTTTGAAGACGGTTTTGTAAAAGGCTCTGTTAAGTTTGAAAATCCTTTTATGTCCCGTGTTAACAGAAACATCTCCTTACTTATTCTGCCTTGCTGGTGGCATAAAAACTACAAAGATATAAGAGCTTTTCATGGCCTTATAAATTTGTCCCCCAGCCTTGATGTCTCACTCAACATAAACACAGCAATCAGGGCTCCAGCCAAAGGGGAAGAAATAATTATTCGAGCAGGAGATCCACTAGCTCACCTTTTTCTTGTCGACATACCTAGTGCAAAAATAAGTCATAAACAGGAACTTGCAAAAACGAGCCAAGCCAAAAGGTCTGTTGCACTTCCAGACCTTATAACGATGCGCTATAAATCTACCTCTTTTGTTGACAGAGTAAAAAGTTATTTTTTAGGAGGCAGTCATGGATAAAGCTCTTGAGGGGAAAGAGGTAGCGATTATTGGCCTCGGTGGATCTTACGCCGACTATGTAATTGCTAGAATAAACTCTAAAAAATTTGATGAGGTCTGGGGCATAAACAGCATTGGGGCGATCATTCATGTAGACAGAACTTTTATGATGGATCCGGCAGGCCGTTTTTTAGATGATGTAAAAGCAGGAACTCAGACCGGTGTTGCAAGAGAATTTCTGTTAGAAACCCCCAACAAAGGTCCCATATACTCATGCTGCCTAGATAAGCGTGTGCCAGAAATTATTGAGTATCCTTTAGCAGAAGTTATTCGAGAGCTTGGTTATGCGTATTTCAATAACACAGTAGCTTATTCAATCGCTTACGCTATCGCCAACAAGGTAAAAAAGATACACCTGTTTGGCATAGATTTTAGCTACAAACAGAATGTAAACTTCGCGGAAGCTGGTAGAGCTTGCTGTGAGTTTTGGTGCGCTATCGCTTTGTCCAAAGGCATTATTGTCGAAACAGCTAAAAGATCTGGATTTTTAGACACAAATGTTCCTGCGCATGAAAAGCTGTATGGATACCACAGATTAGAAGACCCTTTGGTTCAATACATAGAAGGGGGTAACTTGGTTGTTGTAAGAAAATCAGAGTACGAGGGACACGAAGAACCGGAGGAATCAGCGCCGGAGCCATTAGATGGAAAAAACCCGGTTGTCTTAGGGCTTCATGACATAGAAGGTGTTACTTATGTAGCAGAAAAGGAGCTATAATGTTTACAGTTGATATTGGGGCGTCTTTGGGAAGTATTAACGTGGCTACATCTGACAATGGTGGGCTTTCTTCCGACCAGCTTGCTGAAATGGCTCGTAGAAAAATTGTGTATGTTTCAGAGGATGCCCCTCCAGCAATTAAGGAGCAGGCTCAGGTTTTTGCCGACAAGGTAGAAAATGTTGTAAGAACGTACATTGACTTGGCTAAACGGGAAGAACGTGCTAGTATTTGTCAGACATTGCGTAATGCTGGTCATGCAGACATTGCTGAATATATTAGGAGACTTTGATGGCGATTACTCAAGCAATGTGTACCTCTTTTAAATCGCAGCTTTTAACAGGTACACACGATTTTACAAACGGTACAGGCAACGTTTTTAAGCTTGCCCTATTCGCCATCAGTGGTGGCGGTAAAGGTTCAACAACAGCGACCCTTGGTGCAACAACAACAGCTTTTTCTACTACGGGTGAGATTGCCTCTAGTGGATCTTACACCACCGGCGGCGGCACACTAACAAATGTGACACCGACAACAAGTGGTACAACAGCTTTCACAGACTTTGCTGATCTAAGCTTTACAACAGCTACAATTACGGCTCGTGGCGCTTTAATCTACAATTCATCTGCCACGAATGCATCTGTTGCTGTTTTAGACTTTGGCGCTGATAAGACATCAACGACAGGGACGTTCACTATTCAGTTTCCAGTTGCGGACGCTTCAAACGCTATTATCCGTATTGCTTAAATAACGGAGCGTACCAATGGCCCTTGTGCTTGCTGATAGAATAAAAGAAACCACTGCTACAACAGGCACTGGAACCCTTACGCTTACAGGAGCGCAAGCTGGTTTTCAGTCGTTTGCTGCTGTGGGTGATGGTAACACAACGTACTATGCGATACAGCACACTGTACTGAATGAGTATGAAGTTGGAATAGGTACATACACCTCTTCTGGCACTACTCTATCTCGAGACACAGTGCTATCTTCATCTAACTCAAACAACTTGGTGAACTTTTCAGCGGGTGTGAAAGTTGCTTTTGTAACCGTTCCATTTGCAGCAACCGTGTATGCGGATTCGTCCAATAATATTTCGGTCAGCGGGAAAATCACAGTATCGTCCGGGCCTACTGCGGCTCTCGATGTTGCAACAAAAGGTTATGTTGACACAGCCACAGCAGCAGCTATTCATATTCATCCTCCGGTACGGGTTGAAGAAGAAAACAATCTTAACGCAACTTATAACAATGGAACTGCTGGCGTTGGCGCTACCCTAACAAACGCAGGGGCACAAGCAGCCCTTGTCATTGATGGTATTACACTTAATGCAAGTGACCGTGTTTTAGTCTACAACCAAACAGATCAAACTCAAAACGGTGTCTATGTTGTTACAGACACTGGTTCTGTATCTACTAATTGGGTTCTTACTCGCTCTTCAGACACCAACACTTCGGGCGACAATGATGCTACTGCGTTAGATCAGGGTTCTTACTTTTATGTTCAAGAGGGAACCGCAGGTGCAGGTGAGTCCTATGTCTGCAACGTGTCCGGGCCTATTACATTTGGTACAACGAACATCACGTTTGCACAGTTTTCAGCAACACCAGAGTTTACTGGTGGCACAAACATTGACGTAACTGGTCAGACTATTTCTCTTACAGGAACAGTTGACGAGACCAACGGCGGTACCGGTAATAATGCATATACTCTTGGTGATGTGCTTTATTCTTCTGCCGCCAATACTTTGGCGAAACTAGCCGGAAATACAACAACAACCGGAAAGTATTTAAAACAAACAGGTGATGGTGCAAACTCTGCTGCTCCTGTTTGGGACGAAATAAATCTTGGTACAGACACGGCTGGCGATTTTATCGCAACGGGCGCAGTTAGCGGCGTTGGTCTTTCTGGCTCTGCTTCTGGAGAAGGTTCTACCTTTACTGTCACATCAAACGCCACAAATGCAAACACCGCAAGCACCATTGTTGCTCGTGATGCTTCTGGAGACTTTTCTGCCGGAACAATAACAGCGGCTATTAACGGTAATGCTGGGACAGCTACAGCATGGCAGACAGCACGAGATCTAACGCTATCTGGAGATGTGACCGGCTCTGCGACAGGTATAGATGGATCAGGAAATATCTCAGTAACCACGACTATCGCAGCCAATTCTGTGGCTCTTGGAACGGATACTACTGGAAACTATGTTAGCTCATTGGTAGCTGGTGCTCTTATAGATTTGCAGAACAACACGGGCGAAGGTGCAACTCCGACCGTTGATGTCGATTTATCCGAACTAGCAACATCCACTACGGATGCGGATGGGGATTTCTTTGCTGTAATCGATGCGTCCAATGTTCAGCGAAAGTTAACAAAGGCAAATATTAACCTTTCTGGATTTAATAACGACTCTGGATTTTCAACAACCAATGGCACAGTAACATCTGTGTCGGGTGGAAACGGGCTTACTGGTACTGTAACAACCAGTGGATCTCTTGCTGTAGGTGCAGGCACCGGGGTTACTGTAAACGCTAATGATGTCGCAATTGGTCAGGATGTTGCTACTTCAGCTAATGTTCAATTTAACAGCATAGGTGTAAACACCGCTGGCTCGGGCACCGCTGGTCAAATTAGAGCCACTAGCGACATAGTATCAAATTACTCAGATATTCGCTTGAAGACTATTGAGTCTCCCATTCCGGATGCTTTGGAAAAAATTAAAGCTATTGGCGGTTACTATTATACTGAAAACCAGAAAGCTAAAGAACTTGGGTATGACGACGATAAAAGACAGGTTGGTGTTATAGCTCAAGAGATTAAGGCAATAATGCCTGAAGTGGTTAAGCCA